AAAGTTTGAGAAATCTGAAACTAGCAAGCCTGAGAGATCTGTGGTAAAAAGCAAGGCACCAGCCCCGATCAACCCTATCAAGTCAAGCAACGCAACCGCTGACAATCTTGTGAATTCCAAAGGTGAATTTCATGGGACATATGCAGCATGGAAAGCGGCTAGACAAGCCGGCAAGATTAGGTAAACAGATTAATGGATCTTTGATCCGAAGGAAATGAAATGGCTAATACCCTCTTAACGATCAGCAAGATCACCAACGAAGCGTTGATGGCCTTGGAAAACGAACTCACCTTCACCAGCGAAGTTAACCGTGAATACGACGATCAATTCGCCGTTGCCGGTGCCAAAATCGGGGCCACGGTCAATGTCCGTAAGCCAGCACGGTTTATCGGAACGACGGGGCCTAACCTGTCCGTTGAGGATTTCAACGAGACCAGCATCCCTGTCACGCTGAATACCCAATTCCACGTTGATACCCAGTTTTCAACGGCAGATCTGGCTCTCTCGCTGGATATGTTCTCGGATCGCGTGATCAAGCCTGGCGTTGCTGCGATCGCCAACAAGATCGACCGTGACGGGCTGGTGCTTGCCAAGAACAACGTGGCAAACATCGTCGGCACCGCCGGCGTGCCACCGACTTCGCTGTTGACCTACCTGACCGGCCAGGCTTATCTGGACTCAGAAGGTGCGCCACGTGACGGACGCCGTGCTTGTATCGTTGAGCCATTTACCTCGGCTACCATCGTTGATTCGCTGAAAGGGCTGTTTATGCCTAGCCAGAAGATCAGCGACCAGTACGAGAAGGGCATGATGGGTACCGATTCGGCTGGTATGCGCTGGAAGATGGATCAGAACGTGGTCTCGCAGACGTTCGGTTCCTACGCTACTGCAACCCTGTCGACCAACACCGCCACCTTCACGGGTTCGCTGACCTCGGGCTGGGCATCGTCTTCGACGATCACCATTGCTGCCGCTACTGCTGCCGCACCGATCAAGCAAGGCGACGTGATCACCATTGCTAACGTCTATGCAGTCAACCCGCAGAACCGTCAGCCATATGGCACGAACCGTCTGCGTAACTTTGTTGTGACTTCTGACGTTACCATCAGCTCGGGTGGTTCGGCATCGGTCACGGTTTCCCCCGCGATCATCACCGCTGGTCAATTCCAGAACGTGTTTGTTTCGGCTACCAGCAGCACGGCTGTCGTAACTCCGTTCAACAACACTGGAACGGTATCGCCGCAGAACATCATCCTTCACCGGAATGCTGAGACGCTGGCTTGTGCTGACCTTGAGTTGCCACAAGGCGTTGTGTTTGCTGGACGCGCATCTGATAAAGAGCTCGGCTTGTCCATCCGTGTTTGTAGGCAATATACGATCAATAACGACAGTATTCCATGTCGTTTAGACGTGCTTTACGGTTGGGCGATGCTGTATCCCGAATTGGCTTGCCGCGTTGCAGCCTAATCAACAAAGATTTAAGGAAATAAATCATGGCGAATCCAGGTCCCGCAAGTACCGTAGCCAATCATCCACAGAACCTTGGCACAAACCAGGCTCTGCGTTTGTTGGCGTCTTATCAATCGGTGAACCTAGCAGCAACGGGTGATACCGTTCTGCCGGTGCTTAACACCAGTCGTTACGGCGTTTCAAACGTAATCGTGACGAATGCCTCGACCGATCTTTCGGCATCAACCGTCCCTTTGGCCGGCGTGTTTGCAGCGCCTGGCGCAAGCGGAACCGCAATCGTGTCGAATGCCAGCCTGAGCGCTTTGACCGGTTCTTCGGTTGTATCGCAGCGAACGATCAATTCTACGGCTGCTCAAACGAGTCAGAACCTATACTTTAACGTCGGCACGGCAGCGTCTTATGCTGCTACCGTTGACGTGTTTGTTTATGGTTACGATCTAACCTTCCTGCCTTAATTTGGGCAAACAAAATGGGAAGCCGATCTCACAAGGGTCGGCTTTTCTTTTTTTGCCTAAAATTAAATGATGCAGTAAGCGCAAAAGCAAAAGGAAGAACAGGGAAATGTACAATTCACCTTTCACGCCGTTTGGCCCGACCTACCTTGTTGGAACGTCTGTTGTGCAGGTTTCTTCCAAGAACAATGACAACCCGACAAGCTATCGAATTCGCAATACCAGCGCTTCGGCTCAGTACATTAGCTGGATTGCTCCTCCGCCAGACAACGCAACGCCGACCATTACCGTGACGGCTCCAACAGCCGGTAATCCTTCAGCAGCAACGCTTGGGTTTCTGCCAAGCTCGGTTGAAGTGATCGGTGGGATTCCTCCAAACGCTTGGTTTAAAGCAAATGCTGTTGGAGCATTTGAGGTTACTGCTGGCGAGGGGCTGTAATGGCACTTAGAGCAACTTCAGGCGCTGGTGGTGGTGGCGGTGGTGGTGGCGGTCCTATTCTTGAATCGCAAATTGTTATCAGTCAGAACTACACGCTGACCAGCAATACAAATGGGTTTAGTGTTGGGCCGGTTTCAGTGGCTACCGGATATGCAGTAACTGTACCTACAGGCCAGGCTTGGGTTGTAGCTATTTATTAAAGGATTTCAATCATGAGCGCAATCAAACTTCAAGGCAATGCTAGTGGTGCTGGGACCTCGGTGCTGCAATCGGCTAATACTGGAAGCACGCTTACCCAGACGCTACCAGCTACGGATGCGGTGACTCTTGGGTATTTGAATATTCCGTCTAGCGCAACAACTGGGACGCTTGTAGCGGCAGACGTTGGTAAATTTTTACCACTTGCTGCTGGCGTAACTGTTCCTGCATCTATTTTTGCTGCTGGTGACGCCGTTTCTTTGTACAACAACACGACTGGTAACTTGACGATTACTTGTTCTGCGGTAACAACCAAAATCGCTGGAAGTAACACAACGGTGACTTCTGCAACGTTGGCAACTCGAGGCGTTTGCACCGTTCTGTTTATTGACGCGACCAACTGTGTGTTGACGGGCAACGTGTCATGAGTGGAATTATGCTGGCTCTTTTGGGCGGGAAACCTGCTGTTGCTGGCGCTCCAAGCAGTGTCGAATATCTGGTTGTTGCAGGTGGTGGCGCTGGATCTGGTAATGGCGGTGGTGGCGGTGGTGGTGGTGGTTTATTGACTAACGCCGCGTACACAGTAGCCGGGTCAACATCTTACACAGTAACTGTTGGTGCTGGTGGGCCGTATTTATCGGCGCAAGGCTCGTCTGGATCACCCTCAGTTTTTGGAACTGGAACAGTTACTAATTCTGCTGCAACTAGCGGAACTATCACTTCACTTGGTGGTGGTGCTGGTGGTACAGCAACGAATGGATTATCGGGTGGCAGCGGCGGTGGCGGCGGTAGAAACGGCGGAACGGGAGCGTCAGGGACATCCGGTCAAGGTAGCGCAGGAGGGAATGGCGTCGCAGGAAGTTTTGGCGCGTCTGGCGGCGGCGGTGGCGCTGGCGGAGTTGGCGCAGTTGGAACTGGGTCTAATACTACTGGCGGAGCTGGTGGACTTGGAATAAGTTATGCGTCTGGATCTAGCATAACCGGATTGTCGGCATCTTATGCTGGCGGCGGGGGTGGGGGCGGCGGAGACACGGCGGGCGGCGGGTCGGGTGGGTCTGGCGTTGGTGGTAATGGTGGTGGTGGCAGTGGGTCTGTCGGAACAATAAATTCTGGTGGCGGAGGAGGGGGAGCAAACAATTCAACCCCTCCATATAACGGGGCCGCAGGAGGTTCTGGCGTTGTTATTGTTGCCTACCCAGACACATTCGCAAACCTTTCGTCAATAAGTGCCACATTGACCACGCAATCTTGGAATGGTAGTTCATGGGTTAATAACGTTTCAGGCTCGGTAACTCCCAACACAACCATTCGTTCCGGGTATAAGGTTTATCGTTTCAGCGCCGGTACTGGCACAATTACTTGGTGATGTAAATGGCTCATTACGCAGAACTCAATCAAAATAATATTGTAATCAATGTCATTCCGGGATGGAATGAAACGGTTAAGCCTGAGATGGAGCAGCTTTTGTTTTTAGAAACCGGCAATATTTGGAAGCGTACTAGCTATAACACGATTGGCGGAAAACATTTGCTAAACGAGACTCCGTTTCGTAAGAACTACGCAGGAATTGGCTGTACCTACGACTCTGCCCGTGATGCGTTTATTCCTCCGCAGCCATTTCCGTCATGGGTTCTGAACGAAGAAACCTGCCAGTGGGATGCACCAGTTGCGATGCCTGAAGATGGGCAGCGTTACTACTGGGACGAGGCCACTACATCATGGGTTGTAACTGAAACATGAATTCTTTTTTTGGCGGTGCATTTTTTGCCGGAGACTTTTTTCAGTCTGTTGTCACTGGCGCAGAACAATTGTTGATTAAACTTCGGTCATTCACCGAAAGAAGGAGATTCTGATGGCTATTAACCTCAAAGCGATTACTTCAGTAATGGGGTATCAGCAGATCACAAGTCTGAGTTCTGCTAGGAAATAAGATGATTGTACAGCTTTCCATGCTTGCCGGTGCAGGCGCTCAGTTTTTTGACAACAATGGTAGTCCGCTTAGTGGTGGAAAGCTGTACACGTATTTGGCAGGAACCACTACAAATGCTGCTACGTACACTACAAATGCTGGCAACGTAGCACACGCAAATCCGATCATTCTTGATTCGGCAGGACGCGTTCCTTCTGGCGGTGAAATTTGGTTGACTGATGCCACAAGTTATAAATTTGTGGTCAAAACCAGTAACGACACCACTATTGCAACGTATGACAATATTACTGGAAACTCAAGCGGTGTTTTTTCCACACTTGCTGCATCTAGTGGTTCCTCGTTAATCGGATACACCCAAGGCGGCGGGGGAGCGCAAGCAACAACGGTGCAAGCTGCTTTGCGACGAGTTGTATGGGTGGAAGATTTTTTACCTTCAAATTTTAACTTTTCCACCGATAATGCCGCCCCTTATATTCAAGCGGCAATTGATCAAGTTACGCCTGGAGAAGTTCGATTTGCCAACCCACAATATCGAATTTCAAGTCCAATTTACATGGACTCCGGTGTCAATCTTGTGGGTAAAGGCGCAGCCAGCACAAAAATCCTTAAAACAACAAGTACGGTTGGATCGGGTAGTAATGTTTCTCGCGGCGGTACTATCACCGACAGTTACGCACAAAATGCAATCATAATTTTGCGTCACGCAGACAACGTATACAACGAGCAATCTTCGATTCGTGGTATTAGTTTGTACGCAAATGGTTACATTGTCACTTACGGCATTTACGCTCCACGCACTTCAAAATTATGGCTTGAAGATGTTTACATTTATCAATGCCAAACAGGTTTCATTAGTTATGATTCATGGTTAGCCACGTTCAATAAAGTAATCGCTGACAGCAATTCACAAAAGGGCATCAACGGAGGCCCAACTTATGGATATGCTGGAACGACTGTCGGCATTCAATGGGCGCCCGATGGCTCGGGCTCGGGCGCGGGGACATCGTTGTCTGCAACCGACTGCTGGGCGCGTGATTGCGATTTTGGATGGTACTTGTACGGTTTAAGTTATTCAAGCCTGAACGCTTGTGCTGCTGACAATATCAGCAATTGTGCGTACTGGATTCAACTTAGCCGCATTTCTTTCAATGGCTGCGGTCATGAGAATGTTCAGATTAAAACGAAAGCCGCTATTTATTGCGAATATTCAACTCTGACGTTTAATTCTTGTGACAATTATCTTGTTTATGGTGCCGCTGCTGGAACAACAGCGTTCATCTGGGTTGAAGGTGGGGCTGTTGTTTTCAATGGATGCGCTTTCCGTGATCTAACCAATCCGGGTGCAACATTAAACATCTTGATTCAGGCCGGTGGCAAAGTAATCAACAACAACTCTGCATTTTCAACCAACGGAAATTCTTTCAAAAGTCTTGCGGGAGGAGGTCAATACATCGGCAACGACAGTATCCCGCCGTACATTCAATCTTCTGATGCAGGCACTTTATTTAGGTACACGCAAGGACGCATTCGGGACAACGAAGTTAAGGAAAAAGGCAGCAAATCTATTGTTCAAGCTGGCACAGTCATTGCGACATTTACAGCAGCTTTGGTCGCCGGTGTTGAATTTGCTGTTTGCAAATTTACCGTATCGTATCAAGATGCAAGTTTTCCGTCTTATTGTGGCATTACTGAATTTTTGGTGTCCGTGTACCAAGAGGCAGGAACAATATTTAGCCAAAATGTGACTGTTATTGCATCATCAACCGCTGGTAATACTGGCGGTACTGTTACTGCCCCTAGCTTTACATTCTCAAGAGCTAGTGGCGTATGGTCATTGACAATGGCACCTGCTGCAACTTTTGGCGACATGATTGCCAACACAATTACTGCCGAAATGCAGAACCTACAAGGTGTAACTTTGGCGCTCCCATGATAACCTTTTAACATTGGGGAAACTCAGTGTAAGATTAACACTGCACCGGCCCAGAAGACCGGGGGATCTTAGGATTCAAAATGTCGGAAGAAGTAGCGATTGAAGCGGAAGTAGCGCCCGCGCCGGAATTAGATGTCACGGTGACTCCAGAACCTTCCGCTGCTGTGCCTCCTCCCGATCTTGTAGATCCATTTGTTGTTAACGCACAAAAACCATGACTGCTCCGATTGAAATTATTTCGCGTTCGTTGAAAGACATCGGGGCGCTCGAGGCCGGCGAAACGCCGACGTCAGACGCAGCGCAAGACGCATTCGATATGTTGAACGACATATTGGATCAGTGGTCAAACGAACGGATGATGATCAGCTATCAGACTGAGATCATTTTCCCGACAGCTACCAATCAGGTGCAGTACACGATTGGGCCAGGCGGTCAGGTTGGCGCGGTATTTACCGGCAGTAT